AAATATTTCTGCTGGTAGAATTTGAATATATAAATAGTAATAAAGAATGGCCGCCCAAGACGGAAGTCAATTTCAAGAATTGCTAAAATTGCGTCGTGCAGGTGTTGACCCAAATTTGATTCGTGCTTTTGGACCTGAAGGTGCAAGACGCGCACTTGAGGCAGGGCAGGGTGCAAGGGGAGCTTTTGATGTTGGAGTTAAAGGAGTTCAACAAAATCCTGCGCTTGCTGCTCGCCTTGGTACTACAAGCCTGTTAGCGGGTGGAAATTTATTACAAGGAGATTTGCTTGGTGTAGCTACTAGCACCGCTGGTGGCTTGACAGGCGGAGCGCTTGGGACGGGTCTTGCTAACTTAGTCCCCGGTTCTTATAAAGGCATTGCAAGAGCCGTCTTTCCAATAGTTGGTTCTCTTGTTGGTGGCATTGGTGCTGAGCAAGCAGGCGCTAAAGCTGCTGAATATCTAGGAGCTGGAATTCCTGGATCCCAAGAAGTTTCTCAACGCGGCCAAGAAGAACGCACACGCAAATTTGAACGTGAGCAACAGCGTCTTGATTATGAGGCAATGTCTCAAGCTGAACTTGCTCGAGATAAAGAATACGCTAATTATGTTCTTCAGGCGCAGATTCAACAAAAGAAAGCAATGCTTCCTCTTGAGGAACAATTAATGCGTACTCAACTTGTTAATCAACAAGCTCTTAATGCAAGCAACGCAAGTCTTTATCAACAAATGGGGCGTTCTGCAACAATGGGCAAAGCCGCTCTTCAGACTATTGCTGAAACAGGAGCAACTACTCGAACGTTGTTGTCTCAAAATCCTTATTCTGGTTCTGTGCTGCAAGCCCCTTCCATTAGTTTTGGGTGATCAACATGCCATTATCAGGTGATCAAAATAAATTTTCAAATATTATTTCAAGCGGTAATCGCTTGGGAATGTTTGATCAGGCTACACAATATTTTGGTAAAGATCCATCTAAGTGGCCGCAACAAGTTCAAGAAGGAATAGGATATGGATTTGGCCTTAGCTTTCTTAGGCCAACTCTAGAGCAAGAAGCTGCAAGCTTAGAAATGCAAGCCGCTTTCCAAGAAAGAATGTTAAAAAAACAACAAGAACTTGGAAAAGAAAGTGTTGATTACGCTAGAACGCAGAAAGAAAAATACGACAGATCACGTTCTTTGCTGGGGATGATTGAAAGAATTCCCGGTCAAATTGCGTCTGCTATTAATCCAATGGCTGATCCAGCTACTGCGGCACTTGTCCTGGGAGCACGTCAACGTGGCTTTGAAGGACAAGAAGCAATTCTTCGCGCCATTCCAGGATTGCAGCCTGCTGCATTTGCAATGCCATCTAGAAATTATTTTAGTTCTCTAGGTTAAAATAAATGTATGACGTTTTAGACGAAAGCACGTATTCGTGGTTATCGCCTAAAAACACAACGAGTAGTAAAGGGATGGCATTTGATTTTGGACCACTAGCAGGCGCAGCTCTTGGAGGAGTGTTCGAGCTTTTTGGCGCCCCTGGGAGAGCACAAGCTCAGGCTGATGCATTCAGAATGCAAAACCTGATGCAAAATGATGCCATCTTAGAAGCACGTAAGGCACGATATGCCGATCTTGGCAATCAACTTGCAGGTCGCGTTGCGTCATTAAGTTGGGGTCCAGATCTTGATTTATCTCGTCAATTTGAAACACGTAAATTTGAATTAGGCCCTCAAGTAGAAAAAATGCAAGCAGCAAGACGCTTGCAAGCAGAAGGGGATCGTGCGTTTGCTATGGATCCTAAAACTCAAGCACTTGCAGCAAAAAATCGTAGGAACACAATGGAAGAAGATGCATTTAAAGCAATGGCGCCAATGGCCGGAATGTTTGGACCAATTGGCAGTTTTGCTGGACTTGCCGGTAAATACGGCGCATTATTTTCAGGGAGGTAAATAGAAATGGGAGGAGGTCCTTCGGTTACTTATCAGCCGCCACCGCCGGATGATACATTTGCTAATTATCTTAAGTACCAAACAGAACGCGAGAAAGTAGCAGAAGAAAAAGCTGCTGCTGCTGAAGCAGAACGCAAAGCAGAAGCTGCTGCCCGTAAAGCATCTGGTGCTGCTGCATATGGTGGTTTAAAACAGACCACTCAACAACAGTTAGCCCAAGGATTAATTGGGTATGAGTCTGCTGCTAATCAGTTGCGTGATTATGCGGCTAAATATGATTTGACTCCGCCAGAAGCGGACATCCAAGAACTAACCCAACAATATACAGCATCTCTCCCTGGAAAGAGGGCCACGGGAATCTCTGCGGCCTATGAAGAGCTTCTTGGTAGGGCTGCTACCGGAGAAGAGCTTTCGAAGGCGCAAGAGCGCTTTCAACAGGGTTACTACGAAACCATGGAGGACTTCAAGGGTTCTCTTGCCAAAAGCCCTGAGTATCAAAAGAAATTTAATCAAAGCTACCTGGATAATTACTATGACACAATGTTCGGCAAGCAAACAGTTAGTGCCGAAGGTGAAAAAACAGGTAAACGTACTTTTAAATTTGATAAATCACTTCTTCCTCAGTACTCTGGAGATCTTGCTACTCGTACTAAAGTTACGACCCCTGGCTTTGATCAAGAAGTTACTGGTACTCCTTTTGAGCTTCAGGAACAAGTTCAGAATATTCGTGACACCAGGCAGTATCTTTACAGTGCTGGCTTAACAAATTTACAAGGTGATATTGATGCAAACGTACAAAAATTAAAAAATGAAGGCTCTAAAGCTGTTGCAAGAATTGGTGCGGCAAGTAATCTGTATTCCGGCCTTGTTTCTGGATTTTTCAGTTAAATAAAGATTGCTATAATTAATCAAGAAACTATACTCGTTTCATAATGGCACAAACTCCTACCGGCCAGCCCACTGCTGACGACTATTTTGATATCAATAAATTTGAAGAACTCCTTGCTCGCCTGGAGTCTTCAAAGGGTCGTCAACAACGTCAAAAGTCTCTTGAAGGTCGCCGCGATATCTTTGCCGGTGGTCTTGCCAGCATGATGTCTAACTTCTGATCGATATGCAAAATCCAGGTCAAAACCAACCTTTGGGTCCGGAATTTGACCTGGATAAATATCGTAATCTCCTGGAGCGTCTTCAGCAATCTAAACGGGATCAAGCACGTTTAGATAAAAAACTTCCTTCGCCACAAACGGCGTAATTTGTTATCATGACTAGCAGTGTTCCCGCTGGACAAACCGATATTGATGATTGGTTTGATCTAGACAAATATCGTCAGGCGGCTGGCGTTGCCTACGAATTTTCCAAAAAGAAAATGGAGACTGCTGGTGAGCAAGAACGAGAAACTATTGGCAAGGGAGCAACAGAGCAACGAACTTCTGCAGAACAGTCCCAGCAATTCAAGCAAGCTGATGAAGCGCGGGACTACGGCCAGTCCCAACGAGCTTATCGATATTGAGCTGTTTGATCAGTGGGTAGACAATTTAGATTCTGCTACCCAAGAGAGTTTTCTTGAATTCGCTAAGAAGACATACTCTGTCATTGAGATTTACCTTTATTCTAGATTTCTTGGATACAGAGGATCTATTACAGGTTGCAACGCCTGGATCTTAACTCATTACAAAAAACCGGATCACCTGCGTGTTCTTCTTAATGAGATTGAAGAGATCCAAGAAGACATGCGTAAGTTGCGTGAAGATATTGAAAATCTTGCTGTCAAGCGTGATGCAGGTGTTGCCAGACTTGCGGCAATGACAAAAGAACTGCGGGGGACTATTAATCAAGTCGAATCCTATACAATTGTCAAAGATCGCAAAGGATTACTGATGGCTGGTGCTGACCAGGCCATTCGTGAATTACTTGCAGTATTCAAAGATGATCCTATTGAAGGTCCGCTACAAGAAGCATCAATGTCAGTGTGGGCTAAAATGCAATTAAATGAATAGTATCGATGCAACAACACCAACCACCAACTAATGTTCCCATCCGTTCCGGAATTATTTTTGGCCCTGGCCGTTCCACTCGTTTGCCTGATCCTGGTACGCCTGAGTACAAACAGCTTGTAGATCGCATGCGTAACGTCGCTCAGGGTAATAAATGACAAAGGGTAAGATGCCACCTCAACTGGTGGAGTATTTTGAAAAGAAAGAAGCCAAGAAAGAAGATGGCTCTGAGATGAATGACAAGGAAAAGCGTAAAGCAGCTTTAGATAAGGCGCGTAAATATCAAGAACAAAAACGCAGCAAAACAAAAGAGTAGGTTAGTATTAACTAACTTACTGGCTATATCGTGCCTGCACATCTTCATCAAGCTTATAGACGCAATGCTCAGGCTGCTGCACAAAAGCATCGCGTTCGTAAGCACGATAATGAAGATCTCCTGGAGCAGGCAAGAGAAGATTTTGGTTTCTTTTGTGATTACGTAGCTGATAAGCCACCTGCCAAGCATCACCAAGATTGGCATCGGCACCTGGTAACCAACCAAGACAGCTCTTGTTTACTCAAGGTTGCCGGTCCCAACATTGACTTATTGGCACCTAGGGGATCAGCTAAGTCCACTGTCGCAGGCTTGTTTGCAGCGTGGGCCATTGGTGTGCACACGGCAGCCAAGAGACCATTACAGATTCTTTATCTTTCATACACTGTTGATATTGCGCGATCCAAGTCAGCAACTATCAAAAGACTTATTGAAAGTAAAAAATATCAAGAAGTTTTTCCAACTGTAAAACTACTCAAGAACGTCACGAGTAATGAGTACTGGTCAATTGACCACCGCTTTGCAGGTATTGATATTGCTGGTGAAGAACAGTTTACACTCTGCGCCGCAGGTCTAAAAGGTTCAGTTACCTCGAAACGAAGCCAACTCGTAATCATTGATGACGCTATTAAAAGCTCATCAGATATTTCCAATCCTGACATCAGAAAGATGATGCAGGATAACTGGAATGCAGTTATCGCGCCAACCATGTTTGAAGGTGGAAGGGCTATCTGCCTTGGCACCAGATTCAGACACGATGACATCCATGCAACTACTTTTAATTCACAAAACAATTGGACGCAGATTGTTCTTTCTGCTATCCAGAGTGATCCGGAAACAGGAGAGGAAGAGTCCTATTGGCCAGAGATGTGGTCTCTTGATTACTTAAAAGAAAAGAAACGGCAAGCACCAATTGCTTTTTCTTTCCAGTACATGAATCAAATCGTCAGGCAGAATGAGTTGTCTCTTGCGCCTGAATTGATTGTTAAAGCTGAGATTGCGACTGAGTTTGATGCTCTTGGAGTTGGAGTTGACCTCTCCGCTGGTACCAAAGAAAAGAATGATTACACCGTATTTGTTCTCGGGGGACGCCTTGGTGACAAGGTGCATATTATTGATTATCGTCGTATGCGCGTGATGGGCAACTTGGAGAAACTTGACGCACTAAAAGAACTATTGAGTGACTGGTCTATTATTGGACAAGATAGCAACGGTCATCACTTTCCGACCTACAACACGTGTGACATATGGGGAGAAGCTGTTCAGTATCAGGCATCCCTGGAGGCGGACTTCAAACGCATTTGCTTAACTGGAGATGGACTTTACAATTTAATTTGGCATCCAGTTAAAGGGTTCAGGGCGGATAAGCTGGCTCGTTTCAGGGGGATTATGGGTATGTTTGAGGATCGAAAACTTATCTTTAATCGCTACAGAAACTTCACCGCCATGTTCGAAGAACTTACTAATTTTGGTGTTAGTAGTCACGACGATTGTGTCGACGCGCTCGTGTACACGGTTAATGGGCTCATGCGTAAAGGCAATTTACAGGTAGACTATTAATCCTTGTGTTTCTTTATGGAACGAATTAATCCTGCAACAGGTTGCCCTTGGCAATATGGAGAAGTCGGCCCAGACGGCCGAATCTTCCTTGCCTATCGAAGAAAATCAAGAATTAATAAAGATGGCACATTTCAAATG